CAAGTATCAAGAGAAAATGATATTGCTTTTTTAATTAAAAGAGTATTGTTGGATTTTGACACAACAGGTACATTGAAGCTAATGTTGTTTAATACATCACAAGCTGCACCTTTACAAAGCAAAGATATTGTAATCACATCTAAGACACAAGAAATTGTTTTAGACTGGGTTATTGATAACTCTAACATAACGTATAAAGGAGAATATTATTTAGGTTATAACAAATCAAATACTACCCCTGTACCATTTAAAAGAGACTATCAAAATTCTAGTGTGATGACTAATATCTCAAAACTAAACATTGAGAAGATGCGAGTTGATGGGCATGCGGTGGAGACACTATTTGATTTAAACTCTCAAGAGGGGTTAAGTGAAGATATTGGAATAAATCCAGATATTACTGTTTATGAAGACTTTACAGATTTAATCATAAATAACGAAATGCTTTTTGCAAGAGCAGTAAACTTAGAATTTTGCATATCTGTTTTGAGACAACAATTAAATAGTCTTAGAACAAATAGCAATGAAAGAATGGCTGAGAAGCAGTCTTTAAGAATACTTGCAGAAATAGAAGGCACAGGAGGAGATAGTTCTTTAAAGTTAGTTGGTCTTAGGTCTTTATTGACAGGAGAGATTCAGCAAATTACAAAAGAAGTAGAAAAATTAAGAACAGGTTATTTTAACAACAGTATAAAAGTGTCAACAATTTATTAATGATACATTTAAAAACTAATCCAAAAGGTATTGATTTAGCAATACAAAAAGTACAACAGAGATTGTATGATAAAATCACAACGACATACAGTTGTGATGTAGAAGGTTTTGGTAGGGTTTATGTTGATGTTAAAGATGATTTCAACGCTCCTTATGCTTACCTTAGTAAAGGAGAGTACAAGGAGGTTCTTAACAATGATACAGTGAACGGAATACATTTTTTCTTTGTAGAAGATGATACTTCGAGCATTATAGAAAGAAGTTCTTTATCTACTTCTGATATTGATTTAATCGTTATAGTAAATGACTTAACAAAAGTTAAAGGGGATGTTCTCCATTACCAAGACGAAGAGATTAAAGAAGAGGTTAAAGAGTTCTTGAAGGGGTGTTTTAAAATAAACACAATAACTAAGGGTAAAAAAGCCTTAGATGGATTTGATGTCAGTAAATTACAATTTATATATCCGTACTTTGTATTTAAAATATCAGCAACAATAAACAATTATTAAAATAAATAAAAAATGAATTATAGCGAATTATACGTATCAGCAGGTGAATTGACTGGTACTGCTGTTGGAAACAACGCAAAACTATTAGGAGCAGATGTTAGGTTTTTCTTGGCAGACTCTTCTTTTTCAGGAACAGCAGCTCAATTAAAAACAGAAGCATATTGGACTGCTGCTATTACTGCTAAAACAGTAATACCTTTTCCATTAGTACAAGAGGTTGAACCACAAGATGTTGAAGCATCTTATTTTGAATCAGCAAGTGGGTCTTCTTTTGAAACTAAAAAAGAGAAAAGAAAAACAATGTTTAAATTTATCGAGAACGTTTTAACGCACTCTGGATTAAAAACATATGCAAATCAGTCTTGGTACATTTGGTACTATACTGAGGGAGGATTCTTGAGATGTCATAATGTAGGAGCAGATTCTTTTAAAGGATTGAAAAGTGGTAGATTCTTTGTGAACGCACAAACTACTCAGACTTTCTCTGACCCATCTCAAACTCCTGTTATCATCGAGCAAAACGATTTAGACGATTGGGATTTAGAGTTTGGAATTATCCAACCTGATTTTGATATGAAGGATTTAGAAGGGGTTAGCCAGTCAAGAATTGTTGCAGGTTCTTCTTCTACTACAACAGGAACATTAACTATTACAGGTGTAGCAGTTACTATTTCTGAAACTAATACAGGATTAAGTGGGTTATTAGTTGGAGATTTCATCTTAAGTGATGCAAGTGGAGTGGCGATTTCGTTAACTTCTGCTGCTGAAACAGGTTCAACAGGTGTTTATACTTTGGTAGCGACAACCGCTGCTGTTGCAGGAACAGCTAATTTAGATGGTGTTGCAACTGTCGGAGGTGTGAATTACAGCTCTAAAGAAACTGCTTGGGCTAACTAATGATTTTCCAAATAGGAGAAAATAGAATTGATTTTATCAAGGGCTTCAAACCGAAGTCCTTGAATCAATTTCTAAAGACGTATTCAAGCGTTGGGAGTGACGAAGAATTAACAGAAGTTTACAACAAATTAAATGGCAACGATTCTACAGCAACAAAAAAAGTTAGAAAAACTAAGTCCAAAAGTAACGATTGATAATGTCTTCAAGGCATTAAAGTCGGTTCAAGATAAGTTAATAGAGTTAAATAAATCTCAATTAAACAAAGGGGAGGATATATTTGGTGATGTTGTTGGGTACTACACAAGCAATACCGAAAGAAAATCTAAAAAAGAGAATACTAAAAAAGAGAAAAAAGAAGGGTCTCCATATAACTTTCAATGGAGTGGTGATTTTTTTGATGGGTTTAAGGTAGGTATTAATGACAATGAGGTTACTATATTATCTAATGTTCAAGGAGATGATGATAAGTTAGGTTTTTTAAAGATGAATAATCTTGAAGGACTGCAAAAGGAAAATCTAAATAAGGTTATAAAAGAAGATGTTTTACCATTTATGCATAAAATAGCAAGAGAAACTTTAGGAATATGATACATACATTAGAGAGTTTACCTTTTGTTACTTTTACACAAATAGCAAAGACCGAAAACTTGAATTTGCTTTTAACTCGTAAATTTAAGTTTTCTTTTATACGAGATATTTACGTTAAATGGTTTAAAATAAATTTAACAGAGCAATGGACTAGATTAGGAGAAGAATATTCTAAACATGAAGATAGCAAGAAAGCAACAAAAATAACTCAATTACAAAATAAATTAAGAAAACTTTACAGCCAATATTATCCGATTATTGCAGCATTGGAAGTTTTAAGATATGGAGAAGATGCAGAAATGCTTGAGTTAATAAAAACATACGGATATAAGATTGAAGGAGAGTATTGGGAGGGTTTAGCAATTATATTCAAACAACTAGAAAACAGAAAAAACAAAATTGAAGGAGTAAAGAACGAGATAAGCACTTTATTGGAACATGGTAAGTCCAAAGATGAAATAAATGTTTACGAAACTTTAACTAATTTAGCATTAGGATTAGAAATGAATATGTCTTTAACAAGCATATCAACAATAGAGTATGTGTTTTACAAAAAAGCATTACTAAAAAAAATAGAACAAAACAATAAGAAATAATGGCAGAAGGCAAGATTACCAAGTCGGATTTAGTACAAAATGGTGCTGAGGAAGTATACAAAGATTTATCTGACAAAGCTATTATTGCTATAAAAGCTATTGCAGATGAGTTAAAGCTGTTAGATAAGGTTCAAAGAGAGGTAGGTATATCTGTTAGTGACTTAACTAAGATACAAAACAAACAAAACGCTAAATTAAAAGAACTTCAAGTAGAGGAAAAGAAATTATCTATTGCTATTAAAAAAAGAAACCAAGAATTAAAAGAGGCAAAAGAAGCAGTTAAAAAAGAAACAGCACAGGTTAAGAAAAACACAGAAGAGAAGAAAAAAGCAAATGTAGCGAATAAGGGCTTAACAGGCACATTTAAGAAGTTACTTAAATCAATGGTTGCTTTCATTGGTGTTAGAATGTTTATACAAGTAATTAAGGACACTTTTGAACTTACTAAGAAATTAGATAGTTTGAACTTTGCAATGTTGGCTATAACAAAATCTCAAAAAGCGTCTGCTGCATCAATGCAATTTCTACAACGTATAACAAAATCTTACGGTGCAGATATAGTTTCAACAACAGAAAGGTATACAAGGTTCTTAGCGGCTGCAAAGCAATCTAATGTTACTTTAAAAGACACTAATAGTATATTTGAAACATTTACCAAAGTATCAGGTGTTTTAGGTATGAATACAACTGATTTAACAGGTATATTCTTAGCTTTAGAACAAATGCTATCTAAGGGTAAGGTAACAACGGAAGAATTAAGACGACAATTAGGGGAAAGACTACCAGGTGCAATGGGTATTATGGCAACATCCTTAGGTGTTACAATACCACAATTAGACGTAATGCTTAAAAAAGGTGAGGTTTTATCTGCTGAGGTACTACCTGAATTTGCAAGACAAGTAGAATTAAGTTTTGGTATCAATAGTGTTACTAAGGTAAATACTTTAGCCGCCTCTTGGGTAAGATTAAAAAATAAATGGGTAGAGATATTTGCGGAATTTTCTAAATCAAATAATATAACAAGAATATTAGCTAAGGGATTAGATTTACTTACAGAAAACTTTGCAGACATAATTAAGAATGTATTTTCAGGTTTAAAGGCTTTTGTTGCGTATAAAGTAATTATGAGCTTATTATCTATAAAAACAGCTTTACTTGCATTAAACACTAGATTATTAGCAGCAGCAGAAGTAACAGCAACAGCCGCTACTTGGAGTTTAACAGCTTCTTGGGCAGCATTTACTACTGTTCTTAAAGCA